TCCCCGCCAGATTCGTCAAGCTCACACAGATCAAAGAACGGGCAGAAGACGCAGTCTCGTTGAGTGTTCTTCAGAATGGGGAGGTTACCGGCACGGATGTCGGCCATAACCCGTGCCTCCTCGCTGATCCTGATGATTGAACGCTGCCGCTCGGTAGGCGTACGTGGAACAAAGTGGCGCATAAAGATGGGCTTGTCTGTAGGCTCGCCAACCACTTTGATCTTTAGAATCTCAGCCAGTTTGACTAGGTCAGCCTTAAGCAGTTTGTCTATGGGCTTACCAGTACCGGTCTTGGAGTCGATACCCGTTAAGACATTGTGCTTTTGAAGTTGGTACAGGTACTCGTCTTTGAGAGGCTCTTTGTACATCTTGCCGCGGCGTATGAAGTTGTACTCCATTCCCTTGACGACCTCTTTGTCGCCAATCAACTTCTGGTACCGGAGCGCGTGCGTCGCTACCGCGATGTAACTGCTAGCCTGAGTATCCAAAGTGAGGTGGTCCGTGGTGATTGCCGCGGCTGTCTTGTGGTCAGTCATTTTCACCTGGCCATCATTAAGATCACGATAGCAAAGATCAAATACACCGACGAAATTACATATGGGACGGTAGCCACGTTTACCCTTTTCAGATCGAAGTGGCTTGAACCTCACATCGGGGATTAGCACGCTGAATTTGCGTTCAGCATCTAGCACATCCCAGTGCGGGTCGCCCTCATAATGGATTACATACTCCTCCAGCAACTCTACACCGAGTTGTCGGAAGTCTACCCACTTCACCACCAATTCTTCATCGACGGTATCTTGGGTCTTCAAACTGGCTACGGTGTCCTTGGCCAGATCATCGAACGTATCTGCGGGGTGCGGGCCGCGTTCCAAACCGGGGAGGTAGTACTCAGCCAACGCCATGTGGACCAGGGTCCCAAAGTCGGCAGCATCCTTCCACTTTGGTACTCGTGGCGCCAGACACTCAACATTGCCCCAGTACCACCTCTGGGGGCACCGCATGAAAGCGTTACGCTCGCTAGAGCGCAATTTGGGGAGCGGTGGTGGTGGAGGTGGATCTGGTTTGTACCCGTAGTCCCTAGCGGTTTGTCCACGCGCTGCTTCGCCAGTCATGGTTTCCACTTCTCGCCCATGTAGTTGTTGATATTACCGCCGTGTAATGGGCTCCAGTGCTTCCACTCCGGCAGGTTCTCGTCGTAGATGACCCGCCACTTGAAACTGATCTTGTCCTCGCGTGGCCGGCGCACCCAGTCTGGGAACTTGTTCTGAAGGTAGTCGCAGGCTTCCACTTTGAGTACGTTGGCAGTTTCCTTACCACTACTGGCTTGCTTCTCTAGCGCATCGATACCGCCAGGTTGCCAGCGGGCACCCATCGACGCCGACTTTGCGCCAAGGTGAATCATCCACGGGAATCCCTCGACAATGCCCCGGATCATTAGATCCGCATCGTCGGTCATCCGCAGTTCCTCATCGTAATTGCCTATGCCGATGACATTTTGAACGTTGAGCCCAAAGATACGGAATATGGATGACGGGCAGATGATTACGTCATTGCGGTTCTTCCCCTTGATCCCCAACATCAGATCCAGGTAGCTGTACCACGACGTTATGCCGAGCACCAAAGGGTCAGCGGCTACGTCAATTAGCCCATCCATACCGCTAGACGGTTTGACGTCGTCGTCGCTCATTATGATCGACTCCAACCCATCCATCGCCGCGTGCTCCAAGCACATAGCGCGACTCAGGCCAACGCCGAGATTGGTGTCTGGCAAACCAAACACGCTAACCATACCATTGTCCCGATACTCCTTGGGGCAGGCCGACGTATACATATCGACCTCATCCGGCTCAACCATGAACACGACGTCAAACATCTCGTCGTCCCACGCCTTCACGAGTTTGGGGACGTTGCTAGCACGTCCACGCGACGGAATGTACACTCGCGGATTGTTACCCATCTTGGACGATCCTCACTACTACCTCCTGGCCTGTGATATTGTAAGCAATGTACTTCCACCCGGTTATCTCCCACTCCATTAATGCGGAGTGCTCCCCACGTCCGTCCATCTGCCAACCTGGCCAATTCCAGTACTCGTCAAACAGAATGATCGAACGATTGCGGAGATAGAACCTCAACTCAGAGTTAAGGATCGTGACAGCAGAACTGTAGAGGTCTGAGTCAACATGGAGAAAACCGATACCGTATTTGTCGAGCGTATCGCCGTGCTTCTCAATGAACTGAGGGATCGTGTCGGCGAACATGCCGCGCCAAAGTGTAATCCCTTCGATAGCTTCGATGTCGTCAGCTACCATGCCGGCTCGGCTGAAACTGCCTTTGGGCAGGCCAGAACGCCAAGTCTCAGGCAGGCCTTTGAAACTGTCAAAACCGTGGACTGGGCGCACTTTGGCAATTTGCTTGATAGTCTTACCAAATCCAACGCCAAACTCGCAAGCCATACCGCCGTTCGGAGCCTTATCGAGAGCATAAGCAAGTACCTCTTCTTCACCTTCAATTTGCTCGGCTTTCGTAGCGCTGTCGTTGCGGATTATGTACTCCGCAGTGTGACGACAGGCCATCGCTTCTAGCGTGGCCTTTATGTTATGCACAACGTGGACTACCACTTCATTTCTCCAAAAGTCCTCTCGCCCAAGCAATGTGTTCTTGATCGTTGAGGCGACGACGTGCTCGGCTCCAACGACGAGCACGCCGCCACCTACCCAACAACCTGGGGAGGGGTTCCCAGGAAGGTCTCATGGTGCCGGCGCATCTGATGGCGGAGGGGACAACTCCGTGTTGTCAATCGGTGGCCCTGCGTCAACTCTCGCAGTTGGCCCAGGCGCGTAGCCGGCAAAGTCGCATTGCATCGTCGTACCAATGCCGTTGGAGTTGGGGGAGTAAACGATACAACGTGTACCATTCACCTTCATATCCGTGAACCGCTTGTCGTTCTCTTGCGGCGGGTCAACTGAACAGCCGGCCAGAGCTACGACTAGCAAACCCGCTAGCGCCATCCGTTTCACTCGTCGTCACCTCCCACGTACTTGTCCCACTCCTCCGCAGTTATGCCGGTCTTGATGAACTCCCGTTCGTCGGCCGTCAGGTTGGGCATCGCGTTCTGGATCAGCGCGCCATCCCTCCATGCCTGGATCTGCTCCACGGTCACATCAATCTCTTGCTCGTGCTCTATACCAGTAAATGGGGACGTCATCCGCACTTTCATATCTGTGTCACTTTCGGGAAGTTGTTGGAGGTATACGAGGAGCCATTGGGCATCTGAATCTTTGAGATCGTATTGGACTTGCGCCAAAGATTGTAGGTATGCAAGAACATTCCGAGCCGGTCACGATCGCTCATCTTTGATCCGCTCTTCACGATATTGCCCAGTCGTTCTCGTAACGCGAGGATTGGCGATCCTGTAGGCAACTCCGCGCCGTGGAGTACACCAGCAAAGAAGTCATCAACAACGCCCAACGGAGCCTTTGACGCTCTCGTCATGATAGCGGCGTAAGCAGCTATGGTGACTCGTGGCCGGCACTCGATTTTGACGTACTGATAACCAGCATGCATGAGGTCCAACACGCCTGGGTTCTTGCCGACCCAATCATGGAGATAAGTCGGGGTCAGCCGGCGTTTCACCAGCACAGCATTCTGGAATAGCATGTCGCAAGGATCACCAGTTTGGTGAGACAGCCAGAGGATATACAGCCGCAGTCCCGCAGCTTCTGACCCGTTGAGAGCATCCCCCGCCAGCGAGAGTTGATCTGCTACTCCTCGCCTACGTCCTTGGTCCATCGTCAATTGCGTCTCTTGAGGGAGGCCCCAGACGAATAACATATTGATGCGGAAGTCGTCGGGCATCATTGAGAGCGCCGTCAGTCGGTGCTGGCCGTCGAGAATGGCTCCGTTAACGGCAATCCTAACGGGATCACCATTGTACTGCCAGCGACCTTCCTCCATTTCCAATGCCCACTTCTGGACTTCGTTGTCCGAAAGTTTACGGTTATGGGTATTGAACTTCAGCAAGATACGTGCGTCCTCCGGCGACACCGAAAAGACCTCTTCACCTGCTGAACCTGCCTTACCGATACGAGTAATGATGCTCGTCATCGCGTCGTCGCCCGCGAAATGACGCGGCGTACGGTCGCCTCAGCGATTCCGTACTTGATTGCGAGTTGACGAACGGTCTTCCCGGTCGCGTAGCTTCTCCGCAAAGCGCTCATCTGACCGCTCGTAAGGTGTTCGTACTCTGGTTGTGTCTTACTCATCTTGGCTCTCCTCTCTGATTGTTAAGTAGGCCAAGGTGGTGGGCACGGGTGCCCTGGAGGATACCGGAGGTCTGGGTTGCGTATCCCAGCGCATTCCCTCCGGTACCCACCAGAACACCCAGGCGCGACGGGTACGCGCCTGGGGTCTGGGGTTGCCTCTCGGCAGATTCCACGGTGGCAACCAACCGCTCTAGAAACTGGCTTCCGACACACCAGCTTCGACAGGCTCGCCACGCCGACGAACACGACGCTTGGCATCCCGCAGGGCGCCACGACCGCTCTCGCTGTCCTCCTCGTCGTCGTCCGGCAGATCGACATCGCTGTCGTCGCCGTCCAGTTCCGCAGCTTCGCGCTTGGCGGCACGCTCCGCACGTTCGGCCTCCTTGGCCGCACGAGCATCCTCGCGTTCCTTCTGGCGGGCAGCGCGGTCCAGTTCGGCTTGCGCACGCTTCGCAGCGGCAGCCTCTGCGCGCTCGGCACGCTCCTGTTCCTTCTGCTCGCGTTCTGCGTCGCGTGCCTTCCGCTTCTCCTCGCGCTCTGCCTCTTTGGTTTCGCGCTCGGCACGCTTCGCTTCTGCCTCCTGCTCGCGAGCAGCCTGCTTCTCGGCACGCTCCGCATCCTTCGCTTCGCGTTTGGCGGCCGCATCTGTCTGGGCTTGCTCGCGAGCGGCATCCCGGTCGATACGCTTCTGCTCGCGCAACTGCTTGAGCTCGTCGTGACGCTCGGTCGACGCCTGCCACATACCATGCCATTTGAAGGCGGCAGCGACATCGTCGTCGGACACATCGTACCCTCCGACGGTACGAATGAAGTTGGCCAAACTGCGGCACGCTTCACTCGGTACATCGCCGATACTTGACGGGCCGAATTTCTTGGGTGGGACCGTAGAGGTCATTCCTGTAACTCCTATCTCGGGTTTCCGGTCGTACTCCTAGAGCCTACGCCGATTCTGGGAGGTTTCCTATCATTTTTCGGAATGGATTCACGAGTTTTGCGAGCGAATTTGGGACCCTCGCCTACGCTTTCGCATCCGCATCACTCGCGCATTTTCGCCGCCATCCACGCGTACAGAACGCCGGCCAGATTGAACCATTTGGCGATGTACTGCTCGTCGGTTTGCTTCCAACTCCTCCAGGTTCACTACTCGCGCCATATACCGAGCAATGTCCTTTGGGTTGGCCTTTGGTCTCCTGTTAGGTAGACTAACTAAGTATTGTTTGCGGGATGTGATGGTACAGCCGAGCCACCCTGCGTAGAAGCAGAGCAGCCCGGCTGCGACCATCCCTAAAGTGGTTGTCATTGGACCAAGTTCTTGACGAACGCTACACCGCGCTCGCCATCGATAATGGACTTGATACTCGTTTCACGCGCCAGGTTAGCCCGAGCGATGCTCTCCTCAATCGTGTTGAGCGAGAACAACTTCCAGATTGTAACCTGGTGAATACGACTGAGCCGGTGTAGTCGGTCCTCAACTTGCTCCTGATCGCTTGCGCTCCAGGTCTCGTCGAGTAGGACCAGCTCACTTGCCGCATCCAACGTGAGGCTTACCCCGCCAGCTGTCGTCGTGAGCAGAAGCACACGATGGTCACTTTCGGGGTTGTTCTGCCAGTCGTCTTTGATCCGCTCGCGGTCTTTGTCGCTTGTACCACCCGTGAACTTGTAGCCACGGATACCAAGCTCACTCAGACCGCGACCGAAACAGTCGATCAACTGGCTGAACTGGCTAGCTACTACGATCTTTGGCGCATCGCGCTCCAGATCCTTCGCTATGCCGCGTTCGTCCAACGCCTCCACGAGCCAATCGAACTTGTTGCTCGGGAGGGTAGGACGGAAGTGGTCACCCTCCATCTTGCCGTAGCTGCCGGCAAACTGCTTAAGCCGGGTCAACTCCGCCAAGATACCGTTGGTCAGTAGCGTACCACCTTCCAATTCGGCAGCAGCATGCCTTTGGATATCGGCGTAGGCTTTCGCCTGCTTCGACTCCATCGGCAACCAAACTGCTACAGGGCTATTACTCACGCGGCTGTCGAGCGGCCACCCACCGTACATTTTCGGAGGCAGGTCTTTCGCTACCTCCTCCTTGGTCCGGCGGATCATCACCGACTTTGCCTCTGCGTACATCCCTTCGCGGTCCAACATCGAACCGATCACCATTCCGTAGCGGTCTTGATACACATCAAAGTGCTTCTTGACCCACGGCCAGAATCCGCGGAACAGGTCTGGCCGTAACCAGTTTAGCTGTCCCCACAGGTACTCCTCCTTGCCGCGAAACGGAGTGCCCGACAACGCAATCCGCAGTCCGTCCTCGCGAACGGTCAACGCACCCAGACCTAGCCTTTGCGCGCTCTGCTTCTTTTTGTTACCGGTAGCTCCAGCTAACGTCTGGTGCGACTCGTCCACGATGATCGTGGACCAATCGACGTCGAACAGATCCATGACTGCCTCACCGACCGGATTGATTACCTTCCGCCCATTCTCGTACACGTAGTGATTGTACTCGTCTACCTGCGCTTTGATACGCACGTAATTGGGGGAGGTGATCACCCAGACACGTTCGTTCGCCTCATTGCTATAGGCGTACGATGTTGCCGACCTTACAAATGCGGCGCGCTCATCCTTTTTGATATTGGATCCGAGCACGTACACAATGTCGTCCGGCACCCACCGCGCTAACTCCTGCGGCCATGTTAGCCGCGCCGCACCTTTCGGCGCGACGACGAGGATTGGCCCGGTGAGGCCACTTTCGATGACGGCGGCAATGCTTTGAATAGTCTTTCCCAGCCCTGGTTGATCTGCGATAAGGCAGCTTCTATTTCGGGCGGCAAAGGCTGCCCCGACCGTTTGAAATGGTCGCGCACTAAGAGCGTCCCAAATTCCAGATTGTAACGATCGAACTGTTTCCAGGTCGACCAATTCCATAGACTGGACATCCGGTATCGTCTCCTGCCTTGCCTTCTCAGCTGTCGCCCATTCGACTAGTGCCTTACTCATTTTGATATCAGCACCGAACTTGGTAGC